TGGGTAATCATGAGCAGCGTATCAAGACAGCAATTGAGTATGATAGGAAGTTAGATGGATTGATTTCATTTGAGGACTTACAATATAAAGAATCAGGATGGAATGTAATACCATTCCTTGAAGTTACGGAGATAGATGGTGTTGCTTATTCTCATTACTTTGCTAGTGGTGTCATGGGTAGACCTGTAACCTCTGCTAACGCACTCTTAACTAAGAAACACATGAGCTGCATAGCAGGACATCAGCAAGGACACTCAATAGCTTACGGACAGAATGCGGTAGGTAATCAGATGACTGCTATCATTAGTGGTAGTTGTTACTTACATGATGAAGACTACTTATCACATCAAACTAACCAACACTGGAGAGGATTGTATATGTTACACAACGTAGTGAATGGATCATTCGATGAATGTGCAGTACCATTACATTACTTGAAAAGAAAGTACGGTAAATAGCTTGACTTTCTCTGTAAAATATGCTATAATATTAACATGAAGAACAGTAAAGAGAAACAAGTAGGAGGTGATCACTATAAACAATATGTGATTCAACCTATAGAGTTCATAACAAAGAATAACATTCCATTCATTGAAGGTAATGTGATTAAGTATGTACTAAGATGGAGAGATAAGAATGGGATTCAAGACCTTGATAAAGCAATACATTATATTGAACTGTTAAAAGATATTAAAAATGATAAAACTTAAAACTGAAAGAGTCTGTAACAAGTGTAGTGAGCCTGCTAAGATATGGCATAATAAACAATGGTGGTGTGCAACAGAATCATCAATGGGTAGCTATGCTATGGTAGGTATCTGTGTACAGGAGAAGAAGAAATGATAACATCATTTGTATTTGTAATGACAATCACGTTTAATCCTGCACCCTTTGATACTTATGAGTACGTAGGACATTTTCAATCATGCCGACAGGCAGCTGCCTATGTGAAACTACAGCATTCAGAGATGGTTGGATCACGTTGTATACTTGAAGAATATGCTAATCTTCCAGAAGACACAATTAAAAAGGAAATAACATTCAATGTCAAATAACATTAATGATTATGAGATAACAGGTGCATACTTAAAAAGTAAAGTACCATCAAAAGCATACAAGGATAACTATGATGCTATCTTTGGAACACTCACTTGTAATCACTGTAATTTTAAGCAGGATAATAAAAACAATGTACTTTGTCAATCATGTGGGAAAACTATTGATAACAAAGTGGAAGGTCGGTCATAATACTATGCTAACATTTGTAGAAGTTTGTGAAGAATTAACTAAACTAGATGAGACTACTCTCTTAGAAATACTAGAGATTACATCAGACGAGATAGTTAATAAGTTTCAAGATAAAATCGAGGACAACTTAGAAGAATTATCTATTGACTTAGAGTCTGATAAACCTGCTATCGATTTATTTAACCAAGATAATTAACAAGGAGATTTAGGAATGGATGTTTACCAAAGTGTCATAGCATCATCACGCTATGCAAGATATATACCAGAACTCAATAGAAGAGAGACCTGGGTAGAGACAGTAGATAGAATGGTAAATTACCTTCAGTCTAAGAACAAAGGGATTGACAAAGAACTAAAAGAGATAAGAGAAGCTGTCCTTAACTTAGAGGTTATGCCATCAATGAGACTTATGATGTCAGCAGGCGAAGCCTGTGATAGAGATAACATTGCTGCTTATAACTGTAGTTACCTTGCTATTAATAATAAAAGAGCATTCAGTGAGACCTTATACATTCTAATGAATGGTACTGGTGTAGGATTCTCATGTGAACGTCAAGAGATTGCTAAACTACCTGGAATACCAGACGAGCTAACACAGTGCGATGATGTGATAGTTGTTGGTGATAGTAAACTAGGGTGGGCTAAAGCCTTTAAGAAGTTGTTATCTAGTCTGTGGGAAGGTGACATACCTACTATAGATTATACTAACATACGTCCTGCAGGGGCTAGACTTAAGACCTTTGGTGGTAGAGCTAGTGGACCTGGTCCTCTTAAAAAACTGTTTGTATTTGTTATTGAAACCTTTGAAAAGGCTAGAGGTCGTAAACTAACCTCGATAGAGGTACATGATATTATTTGTATGATTGGTGATATAGTGGTCGTAGGAGGCGTTAGAAGGTCAGCCCTTATCTCCCTATCAAACTTAACAGATAAACGCATGAGAGAGGCTAAAATGGGTGCCTGGTTCGCTCCTGAGAAGGATAATGGAACTCCATGGAGAGGACTAGCTAATAACTCAGTTGCTTATACAGAGAAACCAGACATAGAAACATTCATAGAAGAATGGTTATCCCTAGTTAAGTCTAAGTCAGGTGAACGTGGTATCTTTAATAGAGTTGCAGCACAGGTTCAAGCAGGTAAACAAGGTAGAGATCCTAAACTAAACTATGGTACTAACCCTTGTAGTGAGATTATCCTACGTGATAAACAGTTCTGTAATCTAACAGAAGTTGTTGTAAGACAAGGAGATACAAAAGAAAGTTTAAGTAATAAAGTACGTTTAGCTACTATACTGGGTACATTACAGAGTAACCTAACAGACTTTAAATTCTTATCAGCAGAGTGGAAAGCTAATACATCAGAGGAAAGGTTATTAGGTGTATCATTAACAGGTATCATGGATGCTGAGATAACAGCTAAACCTGATCCTAAACTACTAGAGGAGTTACGAGATTATGCTAGAAGAACCAATCACAAATACGCAGACAAACTTGACATCCCACGATCAGCAAGTATTACGTGTGTTAAGCCTTCTGGGACTGTGTCTCAGCTTGTTAATAGTGCTAGCGGCATACATGCTCGTCATAACCACTACTATATAAGAACCATTCGTATGGATAACAAGGACTCTATTACTCAGTTCCTAGTTAATCAAGGGGTACAAGTTGAGCCAGAAGAAGCTCATCCAACTACAACGTCTGTATTTAGTTTTCCTATGAAAGCCCCCGAGGGAGCAATCACTCGTAATGATATGACAGCTATAGAACAGTTAGAGAACTGGTTAATATATCAACGTCATTGGTGTGAACATAAACCTTCCGTTACTATATCAGTTAAAGATAATGAATGGTTAGAGGTAGGGGCATGGGTATGGAAGTACTTTGATGAGATAAGTGGTATTAGTTTCTTACCTTACAGTGATCACAGTTATGTACAAGCACCATACCAAGACTGTACTAAAGAAGAGTATGAGGCTCTTAAGAAAACAACTCCACAGAACATTGATTGGAGTACATTCTTAGAGGAAGATGATAACACTGAAGGTGCACAAACATTAGCGTGTACTGCTGGAGGATGTGAGATATGAAACTGATTATAGCAGCGGTTATAATAGCAGTAGGTCTTGTTATAGCTGGTAGTTTAATTGATATAGATACGATTGTTAAGATTAATAAGGAGTGTGAAGTATGAGATTAACAGTATATCCTATACTAGGAGTACACCTTGGGTTTGAGTTCACCGATGGTGTAGTTAATGGTGAAGCTATTAGTTATATGCTAATAGATTTGTTTATTATTCGTTTACAATTTGCGTGGTATCAATAATGAAATTAGCTATTATGGGTAGTAGAAGTATTACAGATGATATTTTTATACTAAAAACAGTAGATAAGCATGTTAAAGAGTTAAATCCGAGCTGTATATTAATTGGTGATGCTAAAGGTATTGATCCTGCAGTAGCCCATTATGCACAGTCTCATAAGATAGACATCATTAGGTTCCTTCCATATCATTTGTTAGATCCTACATCTAACTTTGATAGTAAGTATTTCTTTGTTCGCACCAAGCAACTTATAAACAATGCAGATGCTTTACTAGCAATATGGAATACACACAGTAAGGGTACGGAATATGCAATCAAGTATGCTCAGAAGCTAGAGATACCTGTAAAGGTAATTAAAGTACCTCAAGTTGTTAGTACGTTTGCCTACTCTTAACTGTCCAAAGGTTGATAGGAGGGAACGTCAGTTCCTTCCATTCAATAAGCTAATTATATATTTAGTCCTTTGCTAGTTTTTCAAATCGTTTAGTCCAACCTTTGCCATGTTCTTTCCAGGTTCTAAACGTAGAGTACTTCTTTAGTAAGGCATCTTTAAAGTCTTTCTTAGTAAACTTGGCATTAGCCATAGCTTTCTTAGTATTAGGTCCTGCTACACCATCTTCCTTTAATCCTAGTAATCCTTGAACTACTTTAATACCATTACTACCACTATTGACTACACTATTAAACACAATTTCTTGTAGGTCTTGAGGTAATATATCTATTCCAAAAGAGGTATAGTAATTTTCTTTATATATAGCTTTAGCTTCATCTATAGTTAAGGCTTTCATATCTTGAGCAGTAGGTTTTTTTCCTAAAAACTTAGCTAGCACAGGTGCAGAAATTCCATGATTAGTTCCTATAAAGGCACTGCTAGTGTCCTCATTAAGATAGTTACCAACATCATTTACATCTGTAGAGTAGCCACCTTCATGTTTAAATACAGAAGGAAGCAGAGTATTTTCAAAGTAATCTGAAGCAGAAGCGTCAGGAGTAACAACTATCGGAGGTAGTGTTATCTCTGTAGTACTAGCTACCTTTCTTTCTTCACCAGTAAATACTGAGGCATTCTCAGCAATAAAACTAGGAGCTTCTTTATTTTCTATAGTAGAAAAAAGAGGTTGAGAATCTTTTGCAATAAAGCCAATCATTATTTTCTCTTAGCTATTCCAGAACCATCTACAAATATATCACCAGAATTTAAAAGATCTAGGTCTGCTTGAGAGGTTACTGAAGGATAAAGTAATCTAGGGAAATCTTCTTGTAATGTTTGTTCAAAAATCTCTGAAGGTTTAACTCCCATGCCTCTAGCTTTATAAGCAATATAATTATTAATACGTTGCTGTGCTGATCTATATGCTGGGTTACTACTAGTAACAGTACCTAAATTAGGGTTGAAAGTTAACTCAGGTAAGCTAGAATCTTTTACTCTAGCAGCAATAATATCTTTTTTAATTATTACTTTATAATTATTTTGTTCTTCTACATACGCCATAGCATAGTCTGGTGCATTCTTAAGCATCCATTCATTTACTACAGGATCTATAATATTAACAGTTCTAATTAACTCATCAGAAGCAGCCATTCTACCTGGAGCAGTATCCATTTTAGCAGTAACATTCCATATATTATTTAGATGACCTTTAGTTAATGATGGAATTTTACCTGTCTTTTCTAAACTTTCTTTTGCAACTCTACTAGTAGCTGGAGCTTCTTTTAAAAACTGCATATTAAAGAGCTCTCCAAAAGTAGGATCATTAGGATCTAACCTAGTTCCTGTCTCTCCATTTATATCTGTTTTAGTTATTTGATTAACCCAACTACTCATAATACCTATAAGTTCTGATTGATCCTGTTTAAAATCAGGACTAACACTTTTCATTTTTTCAAGAATCTCTACTTGTTTTCTTTGATATTCCTGCATTTCAGGATCAAGAGTCTGTCTAATTTTTAATTCATTAGTAAATTTATCAGTCTCTACTGCTTTTTTTAGATCGTCTACTGTATCTGTACCATTAATTAAGTTAAGACC